TACCTTTTGAAATATTTAACAGACCATTGCCCACAACACTTTTTAAATTAACATTTTTTACTTTTTTATCTTTAACGTTGTATGTAACTTCAGCTTGTGTTCTTGGTTGTATTCTTTTTTTTACTTTTACATCTCCTTTTGCTGTAAAAGACAAGTTTTTTCCTACTTTATAATCTGGTATTTTAAAAATTTTACCGTTTTTTGCTGTTTGGGGTTGTTCATAAGGCATAGGAAACAATTTACCTCTGCCAGATTGTTGTTTTCTTTTAATTTTTGCTACTAATTCTGACATAGAAGGTATTTTATTACGATCTAAATTGCTTCGCTGTTTACTAGCCATTAAAGTTTGACCAAGTTTTAACATTTCTAACCTATTAATAGATTTTTTTTTACTTTTTTGTTTCATTTGCCTTTGTCCTTGCTATATCTACCTTATCATCAGCTACTCTAATACGTTCTTGAGCTTGAAACTCTTGATCTTCTCTTTTTAATTTATCTAAATCAATCTTTTCTTCAAATTCGTCTATTTTTCTTTGCTCTGTTGTAGCAAATTCTGCTTGTCTACGTTGAATATCTAAAGCTCTCAGATCTAATTCTCTTTGTTTGAGAGCAACTAATGGATCTGGCTTAGTTGTACCCATTTCTAACTCTGCTAAACCTTGTGTTAATTCATTAATTGTTTGTGCTATTTTAGATTCTGTAATAATTTCAAATCTTTTTGGATCAGTTTGAGCTAACTGACTTAACTTTGCATCTTGTTGTAAGTCTAATAACACTAAAGCTCTGGCTTTGAAAGATATGTGTTCCATAATATGAGCTTGTAAGGCTCCATATACAGCTGGATTTACCTGAACCATACGAGTTTGCATAAAAGCTATATGTGCTCCTATGTGTGCATCATGATCTTGGTCAGCAAAAGCTTGTATTGGCATACCTTTCATTGCATTACTGTTTTCAATAGCAGGATCTGTAGGTTTAGGTTTAGTAGATGGTTTCAACAAACTATTAATTTGTTTAGTGCCAAGTGCTTCGTACACCCTATAATAAGCTTCTCTCATATCGTGCATCGCAGGATTACTTGATGCGATTTGTAATTGTGCTTGAGCCATCGTAAATCTTTGTGATAAAGAAAACACATCTGGATCTGCTACAGGTAACACATCTACTTCTTGACTAAAGTCGGTTAGTTTAACAAAACGATTACCGCCATATACTGCATAAGGATACACAGGTGGTAAATATGTTCCAAATACTACAGATAATAATTTAAATTCTTGTCGCATAGAGTAATAACAACGCTTGTGTATTGCACTCATAACCCTTGAACCACGTTCTAACAAAGCTAGTGTAGATCCGACTGCTCTATTTTGTTTATCATTACCTGTTTGTAAATCTGCAATCGCTGCAAATCTTTGACCAGCTTGTACTACAAATCCTAAAAGATTAAACAAGGTAGTGCTAGGCTCTTTAAAAGGTAGAGGTAAAAATTGATCTCTTATGTTTCCACCTGGTGCATCCACATCTCTAAACTCCCCGGGCTGAAAAGGTTGATCGTCATCTCTTACTCGCATACCTCTTGATTTAAATCCAGCTGGTAAATTACTTAACGTACCCGCATCAAGTAATTGTCTTAATGCGGCAGTTGCCGCTCTAGATAATCCACCAATCATATGAATTAAACCAAACCCATAGAATCCCAAACCTGGTAAAAACTTAAAATGAACAAAGAAATCTTTTCTTTTGTAAGTGGTATCGTTCATATTGTAATTTCTGTAGATAGAAAGTATTTCTTGTGATCCTTCATCAATAGTTACAATGTAAGGAAGCTTTACATTTTTCTCTGAATCTTCAACCTCATATTCATCCATATCTAAATCTACGTGCATCTCTAAAACATTAAATTGGTAATCTGTATCTTGTGTATCAGATACTCCCTCAATAGAATCATATTTAGATTGCACTTCATCATCATCACTTCTTGATGGTAAAATATCTATATCTCTATAAAATCCTGCACGTTGTTTTTTTAGAATGTCATTTTCACTCATTTTTAAAATGTGTGTAATTCTATCGCAGTCTCTCAAATCAGTAGCATAATACGGAACAATTAAATCTTCAGCAGGAACAAATTTACTTACTGCTCTTTGCATCACTTCATCATAATAAACTTTTTTAAATGCAGAACCTGCTAAGGGTAAATAAAATAACATCTGATCAAACTCAGGAGTGTATTCTTCCATTTTATCTGTCAACATATAGTTCATGAATTCTTTTACTCTTTGAGCTTGTTCATTTCTTTCAGCTGTTCGTTCTCCTACCACTTGTGTTTTTACCGGGCCATTAGCTGGTAATAATTCTTTATAGGCTTGTGCTTGAAACTGTGTAATAGATTCTGCTAGTAAAGGATGTGTAACAGAGGATGCTCCCAAAAAAGGACCTGCTTCTTCTGTGTATTTAAAACCGAGTAAGTCTAATCCTTTAATGTACGCTTGTTCCCAATCGCTTCTGGATTCTTTATCTTTTTTATAATCTGCTATAAGATCGTTAGCTAACGAAGATAAAACTCTCTCGTCTAATTCTTCTGCTAAATTAGAAAAAAATTCTATTGCTTCTTGTTCTTCACTAAAATCTTGTGTTTCTTGTTGCTCTTCTTGTTCTACCTCTTCTTCTATTTCTACTTCAGGTAAACCTTCAGGTGCAACCTCCTCTTCTTCAATCTCAGGATTTAAATTTGCATCAACCATATAGTTACATTATTTTAGTTATTTTATTTTTTCCCATCTTTACTGGCACCATAATAGATCCGCCATTTGATTTTTTTTTCATAGCTTTTAAGGCTTTAAAATCATCTGCATTAATAACTCCAAAAGGAGGAGCCTTATCTATTTTTTTTCTATTATCCGTAAAACCACCCTCTGCTCTTTTCATTTTATTTTTACCAATGGGTTTTCCTTTTATATTATATTGTTTACCAAAAACATCAGATGCACTAGGTATTCTTTTTCCCGTAATTTTAGTATACACACTTTCAGCTACAGAACCAGCAGGAGCTATTCTTCTATATGTTTTTAATGCAGCTAGTTTTGCTTTATCTTTTTTTGACAATTTTGCTTTATCTTTTTTTAACAAACCACCATTTGCTCTTTTCATTTTGCTTTTAAAATCGGCTAGAGGTTTTCTTCTGCCTTTAATTTTGTCTAGTGGTATAAGTTGTTTTTTACTTGGTCTTACAGAGGGAGGTGCTTGCATCTGCCCAGCTTTTCTTGCTGGAGCTGCTTGCATCTGCCCAGCTTTTCTTGCTGGAGCTGCTTGTTTCTCACTAGCTTTTACTGATTTAATACCTTCATTAAGACCACCATCATCAAAACCTCCTATGCCAATCAAGTCGTTAACGACTTCACCTAACGCTTGTACCTCTGGTGCAGCGATTATTGTGTTTCTAATTCTTTCATATTTTTTTACTAAAGGATCTTTTGTTTTTTTCTTTTTCTTATTCATTGTGCCTCCACCACTAAATTTATCTCTAACTTTCATTAATTCATTATATTTTTTTGTACTACCATTTAAGGATTTTTTTACATAACGATCAGCTTCAAGTGTTCTATTGACTCTGTCTTGTATTATTTTTCTAAACTCTTTATCCTCAATACTAGCTCTTTTTTTACCAGTTTCTTTTCTATATCTTCTACCTAAGTCACCAATACTTTCTTTTATTTCTGAATAAAAAGCTTTTCCTATTTTATATTTTGAACCCATAGAAACTCCTGAATTATATATAGTCTACCATTTAAATAGGTCTACGACTAGACCCCCTTTGCTTTTATATATCTTCACAGGAGTTTTGTCCAAATCTTTTGGCAGTTCTAGTAAAATATATTTGTCATACAATGATCTGGATGTAGCACTAGAATCAGGTATTATAGACTTAGTTCCACTTATTCCTGCTAAATTTTTAAACGATTCTGCTTCTGCATCAGTTTTAAACGCACCAAGATGTTCTACATAAGGTTCTGTCATCGGGCCATGTGCTTGTATTTTCATTCCTTTTAATCTTTGTTCTACTAAATCAGAACCTTCTGTATTTGTGTTTGCTTTCTCTCTAGCTAATACTTTATATTGTTTTTTAGGATCGCTTCGTGCCACATCTACTTTTACAATTTTGCCATTATAATTTTTTGCAAAACTTTTCATCGCTTTCATAAAACTAGAATCTTGATCAGGTTTTGTTAATCTTCTTTCAGAACTTGTACCTGAACTTTGTCCTCGCAAAACTTTACCATCTAGTCTAGCACCAGCTTTACCTAAGAAAGTTCCATATTGAGAAAAGTCAGCAGCAGTTCCTCGGCCTTTTGCAGCACCACTTATTTCAGAAGGAACCACGCCTATATAATCTATGTCTGGTCTTTCTTTTGCAAAATATTTTGATAACATTTTTATGGTATAGTTTCTATGTTCTTGCAACATAGGTTGATACTCTATACCTTCTTGATTCAGTAACTTGTTATATTCCTCAACAAACATATTATTATCTAAGTTATGGAATTTTTTCTGTCCGTCTACATTTGCTAAACGATCTCGTATGCGTTCTATTTCTTGTAAGTCTGCATCACTTGTTCGCACACCTTTGTCTAATTTTGTCATTTGTTCTAGTAACTTTTTCTTTTGTGCAGTAACTAAAGATTCAGTTGGTGAACCAGCCACATTATCAAAGTAATCTCTGTTGTACGGATTTAATCTTCTTAGTTCTGGTTTACGTGCAAGTTTCACTCCTATCTTTTGTTGCTTATCTAACTGGTGTTCATCAATAAGAAAAACTTTTTTACCATCTTTTGTAAAACGTATATGTCCTCTTGTATGTGCCAAAGCTTGTTGTCGTAAATTTTGTGCCACTCCATCAGGTCCTGTTAAAGTACCGTAATGTCCCCCTGACCGAACAATCACTCCTTGTGGATCAGGAACTCTTGTAACAAATTCTATATACTCTTCTCCACCTGTTATACGATAGGAAGAAGCGTTTCCATAAACAGAAGGAAAAAATTTTGGATTAGAAAATGATCCTACAACATCATCTTTAGTTCTCTCTGCAATTTTTTTTATTTCTTTTTGTATAGTAAAAGCTTCTCCTAAATCTGTTCCTCCAGATAAAAAAAGCGTATCTAGCATTTTTTTATTTTCACCAAACAATTCTCCAAATCTTTGATTATTTCCAGGAAGTTTAATTTGTTTTAATAGATTATCTTCAGATGGTAAATTATCATATAAATGTCTTATGGCTGATTCAAACATAACATCCACTTCAGCAGGTTTTAAACTAACTTGATTACCTTCTTTAATAAGTGTTTGAATTGCAGTAAAAGGTGTAACTCCTCCTGACCTTGAAGTAGGTACAACTAATAAATTCATTAAGTTAGCTTTGAGAGCTTCCTTTTGTTGTGCGGTTAAATTTACAAATGAATCAACATCGTCTATAGCTTTGTTAATGATTGCATTATTTTTTGTTCCTAGTTCTAATAATTTTTCATGTCCGTCATCAATTGCTTTTACAATTTGAGGAACATTTTGGTATCCCAAAACTGTAACTTTTGCTCTTGCCATTGGTTGATCTGCAACCATACCTAACAATTCTTCTTTTGTTAATTTTGCATTTATACTCTCTGCACTTTTTAAATACCCTCCCACTTCTAAATTTTCTTCAAACTTTGATGGAGTATCTATGGGTTTGGTATCAAATTTTTTTAAACGAAAAGTAGGTTTTATTGTAGCAGGTTCTAATACTAATAAATTAGAATCAGCAAGTTCTTCTTTTGATATACTTGTATCTATATTTTTTAAATTAGGATTATCTACTTTGACACGATCTCCTTTTTGTATACCTTTTTTTAAATAACGAATCCATTCTTTTGCAGCTAGTGGTTTGTCACTAGGATGTGCAGATATGTATTGATACAAAGAAGAACCCGAGGGCATCGCATCTCGAGGCACTGTAGAATATTCTTCTACAGGAGATACTCCTCTGTGTGAAACGTGTACATCCTCAAAAGGTTTTTCTTCTGCTCGTTTTCTTCTTTGTTTCGATAAGTTTATCTGTTCATCAAGTTCTTCTTGCTCAAGACGCACTCTTGATGGAGCTATCTCTCTTTGCTTTTGTGGAGCTGGTAAAAACGGATCTCGTTCTTTAGTTAAAGGACTTTTACGGATCTCATCTTCTAAACTCTGAGCCTCTGTAGAAACAGTGCTTGTTTGTGTCGGCGGTGCTTCAGGAGTTTTTCTTCTTGAAAAAAAATCTGCTAAAGCTCGTAATCCTCTTTTCTTTAGACTCATGATTTTTTTGGTCTACCTCTGCCTCTTTTCTTTGGCTTACATTCGCATAGTTTACCAAAAAGTCTTTTTTTAATTTTTTGAAATATTGTTTTAAGTTTTTGTAACATTTTACTATTCTCCATAGTTTTCCATATCGTTGATATAAATTGTAATCTGCCCATCTTCCTGCCCATTCACTCAGAGGTGCTAGATCACTACTTCTTCTTTTCATAGACTAATAATAACTATAATTTTTTACTGGTCTATCAAAATCATCAACATAGTCTGAGTATAACTCAACAAAGTTGCCTTGTCTGTACCTTAAAAGTGCCTGACTCGTAGAGTCTACATAATCGTCATTTGCTCCGTGTGGAAAAGCAGCACATTCGTCAATCACATCATCGGCAAACTTTTCACCAAACGGAAACCACACAGCACCACTTTCAAACAACGGTGCAATAGAATTGACTCGTGCATGTTTGTCATTACCTCGTGTAGGAACAAACGGAATCACAGGAATACCCATTCTGCGAAACTCTTGTGTCAACGGCTCGCCACTTGCTTTTTGTTCCACGATCACCGATTCGGGCTCCCAGTATTTGTACGCATCTAACGCTACCACTTTCAACTCGGGAAAATCATACTTGCCACGTATCGCATCTAACAAAATAATATTTGGTGTAATCTCATCAGGATAAAAAACACCCCAAGTCGTAATCGCAGAATAGTCAGCTGTTTCTTTTTTACTAAACGCTGTGTCATAACTTTGTATCACGTGTACTAAGTTCGGTATACTTTCCTTCTCCCAAGGTTGCCACCATTCACGTTTAATGATCGCACCTTCTTCGGAAGTTGGTTCTTGCATATATTGAGCTGACCAGTTTCTTATCGGAACAGAAGCTTTTATCTTTTCTAATTCTTCTAGTTCCCAATACTCTGGCCAAACTGGGTTCCCAGATCCGAGGATCGCAGGAAAAGAAATTTGTCGCCATGTATCTGCTTTAGGTTCCGTTTGAGCCTTCAACAATCGTCCTGTCAAATCATCTTCAGCCCATCTTGTCATTACCAATAATATTGAGCCTCCAGGTTGTAATCTTTGTCGTGGTCCTGAAGTGTACCAATCGTATGCACGTTCCATAGCCATATCAGACATGGAATCTTGTTCCGTGTGTGGATCATCAATAATCAGTAAATCAGCTCCACGACCCGTGATACTCGCACCAACGCCCGCGGCGTAATATTCTCCACCTTGATTAGTTTCCCATCTTCCTTTTGCCTTGGAGTCCTCACGAAGTTTTACGTCTCCAAAAATTTGTTTGTACTCTGGTGAGTCAATAATATTACGAACCTTGCTTCCAAATCGTACTGCAAGTTCTGTATTGTGTGATACTTGCATAATTTTTAATTTTGGATACTTTCCTATGATCCACGCTGGAAAATAAACAGAAGCAAATTCTGATTTGGTATGTCTAGGAGGCATGTTTATTATGAGCCTTCCTTTTCTTTCTTTTGCTATATTTGTAAATTCATTTGCAATAATCTGATGATGTCCCCACTTACTTTTTTCTTTTTCTTTTCTACATATAAAATCAGGCCAGATCTCTTGTACAAAATATAAAAAATTGTCTTGACATAACTTGATGTGTTTTAACAAGAGCCTCTCTACTTCGAGCCTCAGTTTTTCTACAGGTAAATTTTCTTTTTGCATCTTAGAATTTTTATAGCATATTTACGTGTATTTGTCTTGCACGACTTTAGCAAGAAGACACTATCGGGTAGCCTGACGAAATAAAACGGCAAAATTGCTAACGGCAAAAACCAAAAAAAAATCGAGTCTCAAATGAGACTCGATTCGTTGCAACGACTAACTTGGAGAGTTAGTTCGTGTTTTTTTTGATTATATCATCTACTTTATTTTTTATATTCTCCAACAAACTTGGACAAGTATCTGGTTTACCATATTTGTCTACAACTTTATTGGTTACTATCTCCTCACCATCTTTAGGAGTCAACCAAATTTCATCATTGTGGTCTGGTGTAGTCAACCAATCTATCACTGCTTTGTTGATTATCAGATTAGGTGAATGTTTGTCTTGCATCACACCCAAGAAATCAAAGAAAGCATCATCGCCCAATCCGTCACTCAACTTCTTTATGCTTTCTTTATTCTTAATAGGTTTAGTCAATATTTTTTTCAACCTATCTTTGTCTATGTGCCAAGTACCCATTATAGTTCCTCCCCATTCATTCTAGCAAGTAAAGGTTGTAATCTCTCTGCTAGTTTATTCCTTAATAGTCTAGTGACTTCACTATTAGGATAAGCGACCATAACCTCCTCGACACAAGACTCCATAGCCTTATATACATTCAACCAATTAATACTGCTTTCAGTTAATGGTTGTGGGTTGGTAACCGCATTAGTTTTAATCTCTTCAAGCTTACGCTCAAAGCTTTGTAATGTTTGTAATATCAGTTTTGTATCTGACATAATAACCTCCAAGTTAAGTTAATAATACCTGTAGTATATAAGATATATCTTATAGATGCAACCTATATCTGTTATAGGAATATCCTATAAGACACATCTTATATGTCCGCACATAAATATTTATTTTCTGCTGCTCCTGGGCCCAGGTAAAAACTGGAACCAGAAACTAGAAACGCCGAACGCACCAACGGGAGTTGAAACGAGAAACGGGCTTCCGGGGCCGCAGCGGATCGCAGCACGACCAGAAACTAGAAACGCCGAACGCACCAACGAGAGTTGAAACGAGAAACGGCATTTTTAACAGAAAAAAATCAGGTATGTCAAGACCAAGATACCCACAGACAGCACTAGCCATCTAGTAAAGAACCAAAGGACGCACAAAATGCCCACGAAAACTGCTAACTGAATCATATCACGATAGCCTCCAAACCATCACGCCCGGGCCGCTGCAACTGGCTGCTCAGCTCCAACTGATAACGCCGAACGCCCCAACGGGAATTCGAACGAGAAACGGGAAACGCAACTGCGTTTCCCGTGGACTTCCCCCTCATTTGTCTTCTTTCTTTTTATGTACTTCTGATTCAGCCCAAGTATTGCCACCTGCAATACAGTTACCTGCACCCACAAGAGTATATGTTCTACCCTCTTTAGGCTTATCTTGTATAAACCCTTTGTCTCTGCCGTACTTCATCAGCCCTTTTATAAATTCATCTTTATTCATCTTTCATTCTCCTTTATTGGTTTAAAAGAACTATTGTATTATATATGGGATATTTTGCAACTACTTTTTCCCAAATGTAGGAGAATCAAAAACTTGACCCGGTGTGCTGCCAGCCCGGTAACTAAGGACCAAAACAAAACAATCCCGTTCCCGAAAACGGGAACGGGAAACGAGAACGGGCTCAAGTATAATTAAAAATTTTATTTAAGGGATTTAATTTTTTTTCTTTGACGCTTTCAATGTAAGAGTTAACCAAGTCAACAACTTCAATGTCATCAACCTCTATAAATGCTCCGTCAAACCAATCTAAAAACCAATATTGAATTTTATCGCTATTGTCGTACATTCTAAATTCATCAGAAGGACCTCCCCAACTCATCTGGTAACGATAATAACCGACCTCTTGACCTTCGAAGGTGTTCGGCTCTACATAATCAAAAGACAAGAAAGGGGGTTCTTCTTCCGTTCTTATCTGTTCAAGTCTGTCTTGATATTCTTGTTGGATTCTTTCTTTACAAGTTTTATATGTCATTGTTTTACCTCTTTTTAAGTTTGAAAAATTTTATTATATCACGCTTTTATATATATGCAAAAATTTTTTTTCTATGTAAGTCTTGTTCCAGTGCTGCGGTGTGCTGCCGTGCAGCCTCCCAGATGGATCTACGCCTCCAACTAGAACACGCCGAACGAGAACGGGAAACGGGAACTACAAACGGGACATTTGAACAACGGCTCTTTCTAACCCCTCCCGGACCCGGGACCCGGGACGCAGCACTGGGCTGCCCGGCTCCTGATGGTACGACACTAGACCAATTCGAACGGGAAACGGGAAACGAGAACGGGAACGGGAATCTCGCACTTCGAGAATTTCTATATGCTCGTGCTTCTCGGTCGCATGCAGAATAAAACATTTGCCTCCAGATTGTATTCTTTTGCTATGCCATAACAGTTGATACTTACTTAATCCAATATTGTTACCACGATTGCACTTCAATTCTATCCAGTACTCACGCCCATTGATAACACCATTAATATCAGGGATTCCATTAACTGTATGGGATTCTATCCTTATAAAATGCCAATTTTTTTTCTGCTTTTGAATCTTGTTAATGTAAGACCAGATTTTTGATTCAGTTAACTTCATTCAAAATAGTATAATGCACTTACTTACAAAAAAAAATTAAAAAAAAAATGCAGCAGTCGGTCGGTAAGAAGTCTATAATATTCCTAAACTTTAGGAAAAATTCCTAAAACTTTCCTAAAACTTTTTCTCTGTAATACTATGTTTTCTGCTAATTTTCCTATTTTCCTAAAACTTTTGCTTATTTTACACTTTGTTTAAAAAAAAAGTTGTAAGGAATGGCATTAGGTATTGACAATAATATAGATACCTATAAGATATATCTTATATTAACTTAACAAGGAGATGACAATGACAGAGTTCAAAAAAGAAAATGATGGTAGTATTAGTATTCATCAGACAGACGAAGAAAATAAGAAATGGCACGAAGAGTTTTATGCCAGACAAGAAAGAAAAAAGAAGGGCTTTAAAGAAAGTGTTAAACCACAAATAATGAAGATACTAAAAGACATGAAAATAGATAGAGTTGAAATATATTATAGTGGTTCTGGAGATGATGGTTCATTAGAAGATGCAACCTTTTATGTAGGTAAAAATACTATCAATCTTACTGAAAAGCATATAGTAGACATTGGAGAAAGAAAGTATTGGAGTCATACAGACCACACTTATAAATATACAACCGATCCAATGGATTTAAAAGATTATATTGAAGAGATGGCTTATGATTATCTTGAGGCATTTCACAGAGGTTGGGAAATCAATGAAGGTCAAAGTGGCAATATTATTTTTGATGTAGTTAAAGGTACAATATTACACGATTATGTTTCTTATGTAGAACATAGTGAAGTGGAGGAGATATAATATGGCATACAAAGATAAAGACATAGAACTGACAAACGAATTTAGAGAGTTTATAAAGGAGTTATCTAGACGACTAGCAGATGATTCTGATTATGAAAAAGAACTGTTTCCAAAATTCTGTGAGTTATTAAATATGACTAATTGGATTATCCCAGAGGCGTGGGAGAATGGTCTTGGTAAAACATTCAAGGAGGTAAAAAATGGCTAACTGTTACCATCACGCAGTATCATCTGTAAAAAAATGGGGAGGTAGTCCAGAGGACTACCAACCTATTCACGATTGGTTTGATGAGAGTAAAAAGATAATGCCAGACTTCAGACATAGAGCGTTAAGACACCACGCAGAAGGTTGCTTTGCTTGTGAAGAAAAGTTTGGCACAACTATAACCAATTCAGATGGTAAAAAAGTCCCTGTAAGATTAATTGCAGAACGACACATAAAAGAAGACTTGGGCTTTGTTCCATCAATGATTGATTGGTTTAAATATATAACACCTCAAAAGTTTATGAGAATAGGTTATATGAAAGACGAAGACAGATAATAAAACTATTAAAATAAGTTCAGATGAGTATATCGCTTTCACTTGCGAGTGGGCAGATGATTTGATGCAGATAAAATATGGCAAAGAATATGAGAGGTATGTAACTTATAACAGAGATGGAAACTCAAGTTATACAGAGGAAGGACAAGAAATATTTGAAGACATATTAGCTAGTGTAGAACAATGTATGGCAGACCTAGACATAATTAACAAGGAGTTGAATGATGATTGAACATAAAAAATTACAAACAGAAATAAAAGAAAATTTCTTTCAATTAAGTACAGATGAGTTAAAAGCTGTACTTGAATTGATACAAGATATAATTAACCAAAGAGTTACAATACCAGAATCAGAGGAGAATAAAGATGTGTAGCTTTATGGATATAGACGAAAAGAAAATGAAAAAGATAGTCGCTGAATTAAGACTTGAGCGAGTCAGAAAGTTAAGAAGTAGCTTTAGCCCAGATGTAACACTCTGGGCAAGGCAACACTGGAAAAAAGTAGAAGATGCAGTAAGACAACAAAAGACGGATTTAATAATCAAACCTAAAAAACAAGGAGAAATAATATGGCTAAAAGACAGACAGTTAAAAGAAAAAAAGTAACACCATTGAGAGATGTGCAGCAGATGGCATTGGTGCGTGAAAAGTTATTAGATTTGTGTGAGGATAGTCAAGAGCAAGTATCAGTACCGAATATGGTAAAGGCTTTGCAACATTTTGTATGCGAGTTAGCTTTTGATACTGCACCGAATGAATTGATAGCGACACATTTATTACATCAGATTATTAACTATCATGTTACAGAAATACTAGATGGACAAGAAAAGGAGTGCAAGAATGGAAATAACTAAAAAATATATAAACCACTATAAACAATTACTTGGTCATAAAATTATGAGATTTTATGTAGATGATAATTGTGAAGACATAGAACCTTTTCCAATTTTGATTACCGAGTATGAAGGAAAACAATATCAAGTTGTAGTGTGTCAAGATGCAGAAGGTAATGGAGGAGGATTCCTAGATATTAATCCTATAACAATGGAGTTAAAAAATGAAGCATTATCTTAACAAAAGAATAAAAGTAATAGACCAAGAGATATATGGAAAGTGTATCGTTGAACACGATACGGAAGTTGTCATAGAAGATGAAGATGCAGAAACATTAGATGACCAATTATGTTTTAAGAAATCAGAAGTAGAAATAATAGAGGAGAATGAAAATGCCAAAAGCTATGATTAATGTGTATCAATATAAAGAATTAGATCCAAAAGCTAAATTAAAAGTAATATGGTGGTTAGATGAATATCCGATAGAATATGATTGTGAAGATAAGGACGGGAATATTATCACAAAATATCAATATTTTTCTGATGCTAAAGATTATGAAATACAAGAGCATTGTGAAGTGAATGAGTATTTATTTACTGTTGAAGGAAATTGTATTCACCATTTAATAGAGGAGAGTAAAAATGCAAATTGAATTTTATAGATTAAAAAACGCAGCAAAAGATATAAAACAAAGTTGGGGAGAACCAAATGACAGCCATATGAGAGCCGAGTATAATGGTATGTGTAAAGGGCTTGACATGATTGTAAATCATTTCCGAGAGATTATAGAATCCGAGATAGATGAAGAATATGAAAAATGGAAGTGGGAAGAGTTTAAAAGAATATTAGGACATAAATTTTGATGAAAGTATTATCTTTATTTGACGGAATGTCCTCTGGTCAAGTAGCGTGTCAACGGGCTAATTTGCCCGTTGAACACTATGAAGCAGCAGAAATTGACAAGTATGCAATCACTATAGCAAAAAAGAATTATCCAAACACGAGAGAACTAGGCGACATTACCAAACTAGGTTCAAGAGGCGTGAGTCTGGCCAAACCAGACTTGGTGATGGGTG